GCCACGCTACGGTTAGTCGTACTTTCTACCCGAAGTACGCACCAAATTCTAAGGGGGGAGTTATGAAAAAACTAACCAAAGCAAGGCTAAAGAGAGAGCTGTCTATACTTAAGCAGGACATACAAGACTTACGACAAGCTGAGAAGATTTGGGAAGGACTTCTTGCTAGTTGGCCTGATGACACCGACTACATTTATGTGGATGAAGAAGGCGCAGTTGAAGAAACTACTGGAGCATTACACTAATGACGTTAATGAAAAACGCACTTGATAAACAAACTGGCGGTAACCATTACAAGGATATGGCTATCCAACCGGCAGAGTATGCTGAGAAGAACGGCTTGTCGTTGCTTGAGGGTAACATCGTTAAGTATGTTTCACGGTGGAAAAAGAAAGGTGGTCTAACTGATCTACAAAAGATCATACATTGTGCAGAACTTATTATAGAAATACACGGCATAAAAGAGAACAAATGAAATTAACTATAGAGTTAGACGAAGAAGATGTAGAAGAAGTTATGCAACTTATACACAGACTTACTGAAGTGGTAGAAAAGTTAGAGGACTACGTGGAGGAGAAGCAGGATGCAGTTTGAATATTACGCAACCATCGTAAAAATTGTGGACGGAGATACTGTAGATGTCGATGTTGATTTGGGCTGGAATGTTGTTATACGCGGTAGTGCTGGGCGCATCCGTCTGCATGGGGTCGATGCTCCAGAGTCTCGCAATAGAAACGTGGAAGGCAAAGCACATGGCCTCCTTGCCAAAAAATTCGTGCAGGAAAAACTTAAAGTGGGAGGAGTATATAAACTCCGAACAAAAGAGAAGGGCAAATTTGGAAGATACTTAGGTGACTTTCAGATAGGTGATAAGTGGTTGTGTGCAGAGCTTGTGGCTAATCAACTAGCTGTACCGTATACCGGACAGAACAAAAAAGAAATTGCGAAAGCGCATGAAGCTAATCGCCTGTTGTTAGTTAAAAAAGGACTTCTATGACCGCTTGGAGTTACAGTAGTATAAGCACGTTCAAGCAATGCCCTAAAAAGTATTATCACTTGAAGGTGGCTAAAGATGTGAAGGACGTAAGTAGTTCTGCTATGTACTACGGTAACGAGGTGCATAGAGCTGCGGAACATTACGTCAAGAAAGGCACACCTATACCTACTAAGTTTAAGTTTATTAAAAAGACTTTGGACTCGCTAAACAATATACAAGGTGAGAAACATTGTGAGATACGTATGGCCTTAGCAAAAGAAGATGGCGAATACGTACCTACAACTTTCTTTGCTGACAACGTATGGTGGAGAGGTATAGCAGACTTACTTATAGTCGATGACGATAAAGCTTATTTAGTTGATTACAAGACAGGCAAAAGTGCTAAGTATGCAGACACCAAACAATTAGATTTACTGGCGGGAGCTACGTTCACGCACTATCCAGGAATTAAAAGTATTAAGTCTGCTTTAGCATATGTAGTGAGTAACGAATTTGTGCAAAAGAAACACACGTCAGACATGCGTAAGTCATACCTCACTGTGTTTGATGACGAACTAGAAAGACTAGACTCGGCAGAAGAGAACGAAGTGTGGAACGCTATCGACGGCCCACTGTGTGCGTACTGTCCGGTAACTAAATGTGAACACAATAGGAGGCGATAAATGAGTAAACAAAAGGTTAGGGGTATACCTCATTGGCGTAAGTTTAAAGAAGCGGCAAACGCATTGGAAAAATTCGGTGCAGAGTTCCCACCTTCACTTACTCATACTAAAGACTCTCTGAAAATTAATTCTATGCTTATAAAAAACGGTCCAAAATTTTATGTGCCCCAAATTAACGAAGTACTTAACATTGGTAAACAGAAAGAAGGCTATGTAGTGTTTGAAGACGATGAACTTATTAATTTGCCTTACCCCATAACGATATTGTTAAGTGAGTCATGGTTACGTACTGCACCCAGAGAAGAAGGCGCTCTCCATAACACTTGGAAGATTTCTGTTTTTTGTCAACCAAACAAAAATGGTCCTATAGTGTGTACAAGTACAGTGTACGACCCTAATCGTAAAGTATGGGTAGGTTTGCCTATAGCAGTAGCGTTGAGCAAAGTCCCATTGCCAGTCGAAAAAGGGGTTGGTTATGGGTTGGGGCGTAGGTATTGTGGCGATCCTGCTACGCAAGAATTGCTAAAGCAAATGAAAGATGCGGGTCAAACTGAAGAAGAAGGCTTGCGTGATTTTGACGAAGACATTGCCGCTTTAATGTCTCTGATAAAATTATTATCTGTGCAGGGTATGGAAAGAGTTAAAGTAAAGATGCCTGACAAGTTGGTAAAAAAACACGCTAAACACAGTAATGACACTTCTGATTATTCTTACCATGTTCTTAAAATAGGTGGGGACATTTGGGACAGCCCCTATGTAATGGAGTCAAACCAGAATAGTGGTAAGCGTAGTCATTTACGGCGTGGGCACATACGACGGCTTGCACACAAGAATGTATGGGTACGTGCTTCTTTTATACAAGGTAGCAAAGAAGGCTTTGTAGAGAAAGAATACCATATAACTCAAATGTAAAGGAGGTAACATGCCTAAGAAACGAAACTACAAGAAAGAATATGAAAACTACCAAGGCACGGAAGAGCAAAAGAAGAACCGTGCAAAACGTAATGCTGCTCGACGCAAAGCTTCAAAAGATGGCAAAGTCAGTAAGGGCGACGGTAAAGACGTAGCACACAAGAAGGCTATATCTAAGGGTGGAAAGAACCCAGGCAATACTAAAGTAGAAGTAGCCGGTGCTAACCGTTCGTTCAAGCGTAACTCAAAAGGCAAGTTAGTCTCAGAGAAAAGCACTCGTGAGCGGAAAGCATAATGCAAGTAGTCGATGATAAGGCGATCATACTTAGAACTAAACGTCCGCATCTAGTCACTGAGGCTATCGAAAGATGTAAAGTCTTAAGCGAAGAAGATGGGATGTATAAAGTTGCAGTTAAGTGGGACTTAAAAGGAGCGCAAGCACTAGCAAAGTTGAAGGTTGAAGGTACACCTTCGCCCATTACACGCGACTACGAATGGACTGGTAAGCATGAACCCTTTGCCCACCAACGTGAAACTTCTGCTTTTCTTACACTACACAAGAAAGCTTTTTGTTTTAACGAGCAGGGTACAGGTAAAACTGCTAGTGTAATATGGGCAGTGGATTACTTGATGAACTTAGGACACCTCAAACGTGTACTTGTAATCTGTCCTCTGTCTATTATGAAATCAGCATGGCAACAAGACTTATTTAAGTTTGCCATGCACCGCAGTTGTTCAGTTGCTCACGGCACGTCTACCCAACGCAAAAAGATAATCGACGCAGGAGCAGAGTTTGTCATCATAAACTTTGATGGCGTGGCTGTAGTTTCAGAAGAGATTGTCAATGGTGGGTTTGACATGATCGTAGTTGATGAAGCTAATGCGTATAAAAACGCGCAGACAAACCGTTGGAAGACGCTTAACAAACTTGCGACTAACATTCCCTGGATGTGGATGCTTACTGGTACTCCAGCAGCTCAATCACCTGTTGATGCTTTTGGTTTAGCCAAGTTAATTAATCCAGATGGCGCACCTAAATACTTTGGACAGTTTCGTGACAAGGTTATGTACAAGATAACCCAATACATATGGAGACCTAAGCCAGATGCAGACACTACGGTACATAAAGTTTTGCAACCGGCAATTAGGTTCGAGAAAGACCAGTGCCTAGACTTACCTCCAGTTGTGCATGTAGAACGCGAAGCTCCACTTACTAAGCAACAAGAGACTTACTATAAGTTATTGAAAGATAGGATGATGATGCAAGCAGATGGAGAACAAGTTACTTCGGTCAATGCTGCTACTAACTTAAACAAGCTGTTGCAAATCTCAGGGGGTGCCGTTTATTCCGATGACAAAGAAGTTATACAGTTTGATGTAAGTAACAGACTAAAGATTGTAAAGGAAGTAATTGAAGAGTCATCACACAAAGTACTCGTGTTTGTACCTTTTACGCATACTATAGAATTACTTAAAGAGTTCTTAACTAAAAGTAAAATTACTTGCGAAGTAATCTCTGGGAAAGTCACGGTTAACAAACGTGCTGAGATTATTAAGACGTTCCAAGAAGATGACGACCCACACGTTCTTATTATACAACCGCAAGCCGCGTCACATGGTTTAACTTTAACAGCCGCCAACACAGTTATATGGTACGCACCAGTTACTAGCGTAGAGACATACCTACAAGCTAACGCTCGTATAAATAGGCCCGGTCAACGTAACTCTATGACGGTGGTACACGTAACGGGAAGTGCTGTGGAAGAACGGCTCTACACAATGCTTCAAAATAACATCACTAACCATAACAAGATCATAGATTTGTATAGGCAGGAAATAGATGCTTGACAATGTAAAAGACTCTGCTAAACTGGTTATCCCTTTGAAAAGGAGCGAACATGACTAAGTTAACAGCAGACAAGATGGCCTCAGACTATATGAAGTTGAGGCATACCATAAAAGATAAAGAAGACGAGATTAAAAAACTCAAAGCAATACAGGCTAAGATTTCTGACAAGATGCTAGAGCTATGTGCAGATCAAAATGTAGATAGCTTGAAGACGCAAGAAGGCACTATTACTCGCAGAGTAATATCTCAATATTGGACAAGTGACTGGGAGAGACTGCACGAGTTCCTTATAAAACATGACGCACTGCACTTGCTTGAGAAACGAATCCACAATGGCAACATGAAAGAGTTCCTAGCTGAAAACCCTGACATATGTCCTGAAGGGCTACAGGCTAACAGTAAGTTTGCTATCTCTGTACGTAAGCCGACAAATAAGTGAACCGACTAGAAACACAAGACGGATGCTTTTTAGACCCTGTTACTTACGCACCTAAAGCGTCAATCAAAGTAGTAATAGCAGACGAAGGTTTGTTATCTAGGAACTACTACGATCACTCAGGCAATCTTAAGTGTTGGTCTTCGGACTCCAATACCCCCGACCCCAGCGTGTCGGTTGAGAACAGAGAGTCTGCTCGATGTATTGATTGTGTGCAAAACATAAAAGGTGCAACCGGATATAAAAGTAAACCTTGTAAGTTCTACACAGTTATTACCGTAGTAGAAGAAGAATCAAAAGCAGTGTGTAGTTTGAGGATTGGAGGCGCTAGCTTATTTGCCAAAGCGGTAAACAAGATGACTCTATATCAGTACCGAGACTATTTAAAAAGTAACGGAGAAGAACTTAACACTGTTTTGACAGAGATATATTTTGTTGAGACTTACAATCTACACAAGATGTATTTCAAACCTGCTCGACCAATTAGTACGGAAGAGCTAGATGCTGTAAACAAACTCGTCTTAAAAGACGGTGAATATATTAACCCTTTTGATAATGGAAATGAGAATATGAAAGACAACGAGCATATAATTAAAAATGTACTCGCGCATTACCCACGTATAAACCAGCCATATAAATGGAGTGACCAGCAAAATAAAAGTGTTCCTTGCGATGCAATGGAAGACGGTGCTTCTTATGACTTAGGTTTTAAAATGAGTTTAGAGCAAGCTAAAGAACTGGATGCTCTAATGAAAAAAGCTTGGGAGGCTAGGAAAAAAGCTGACGATTCGTTCCCGCAGAACAAACTAAAGATGAGTTTTAAAAAGCAAGACGATGGAACTTATGTGGGTTCCGCTAAGATAAAAGCCCAATATAGCGGTAAGAAAACTGGGATACCAAAGCAGTTTGACGTAAAAAATAATAAGCTTGAGCCAGACTTTGAGCTTACTCATGGTAGCTTAGTAAATATAGCTGTCAACTTTGCGCCTTTTAAACAAAACGGTGGTGGGGTATCTCTTCGACTACGCGGGGCAATGATTAAAAAATTAGAGCCACGTATGGAAGCGTCTCCTTTTGATGCAGAAGAAGATGGTTTCACTATAGGTGAAGAGTCAGGTAGTCCGTTTACTGTTGAGGATTCTGGAGATGATTTTGAAGAAGCTACTACAACTGCTTCTGAACCTGATCCGTTTGATGACGAAGAAGAGCCGGTAGCGGAGCCGGTAAAACGTAAGAAGAAAAAGGAAGAGCCAAAGCCTGAAGGTGAAGACTTATCTTCTATTATAGATGAATGGGGGAGTGACGAAGACTAATGAGTTACGGTTATACAACTCGGCTTAATAGCCTTAATAAACAGGCAGACCGAACCTCACTGGGAGTAAAACTAGGAAGGGTATGTATTAAGCACGACATACCTGTTTCCGATGTTGCCTCTCAGTTGGGGGTCAGCAGACAGACGGTCTACAACTGGTTTATGGGTACGCACGAGCCGCACTCTGACTTAACTAGTGCAATTAAAAAGTACATAGCTAAGTTTAAACAATAATTAGAATTGGTTACCTAACCAAGAGGGCTTGGGGATAATCTGCCCCTGCAAATTATATGGAGAACTTTAATCTAATAGAACATGTAGTGCCGTCGGGAGGGTGGTATTGTGCAGTTGGCATACCCCCCGGCAAGAACCAAAAAGTAATTCACAAGTGGACAGAAGATAAAGAAGAACTACAAACTTTATTTGATACCTTTGCTTCTCAAGGTAAGCACGTATACTTCGGGCTAGCTAAATACAAAGAAAATACTAAACGTACAGCAGACAATGTAGAGTCTTTGCAGTCTTTATGGGTAGATATAGATTGTGGTGAAGGTAAAGCAAACGCCATCGAGCAATCAACAGGGCTACCCGAAGGTTACGCTACACAAGCAGAAGGGTTACGCGCTCTAGCTTCTTTTACTAAAACGCTAGGTCTACCAAGGCCAACACTAGTTGACTCAGGTAACGGCGTACATGCGTACTGGGCGTTTACTGAAGAAGTACCTAAAGAGCAGTGGATACCTGTAGCTAAACGTTTTAAGGAAGTGTGCGTTACTCAAAAGTTTTGCGCCGACCCTAGAGTATTTGAAGTAGCACGAATACTTAGAGTTCCTGGTACTCTAAACGTTAAGTACGATACCCCTAGTAAAGTAACTGTAAAACATGTAGCGGCTGCTATTCCGTTTAGTGAGCTACGTGACGTGCTTGGTGTTGATGAAGACGCAGTAGAGATACCTAAGACCGCAAAGAATCTTAGCTGGGAAGAACGTGTTTTTGCAGAAGACCACACTACTTCGTTTAAAGCAATTATCACCAGAGAAAACCCTTGTAAACAGCTTGTTGATTGCATTAAGAATCGAAAGACTTTAGCTGAACCTAGATGGTTCAACGCTTTATCTATAGCTAAACACTGTAACGATTCGGATAAGGCAGTACATGCGTTATCTAAGGGCCATCCCGATTACGACCCTGATATGGTCCAGCGTAAGATCAAGGGTATAAAAGGACCGCACGGATGTGACAAGTTTGCTGAACACAACTTGGCTGGGTGCGAGGGATGCGTACATAAAGGAAGCATAACTAGCCCAATACAACTTGGCAAAGAACCGGAACTGTTTGAGGAAGAAGAGGAAGAAAAGGATACCAAAAAACCCCCGTACCCTAAGAATTATTATAAGGCAAAAAGTGGAGGGATATGGTTTCACAACTTGGAAGATGAGAACAGTACTGGGCCTAAGTTAATTTACCCGTATGATTTCTATGTTGAAAAACGAATGTGGGATCCCGGCGAAAGCTCTTACCAAGCTGTGTTTAAGTTGCACAGCCCTCGTGATGGTCTCCGAGAGTTTGTAATAAAACTGTCTAAGGTAACAGATGAGCGACAGCTAAAAGCGTTGTTATCAGAAAATGGAATCTTAGCTCCTAAAAAACAATTTACACTTATAACGCAGTACATTATGGATTGCATTATTGAGTTGTCAAAAAGAAAAGAGGCAGAAATAATGAGAACACAATTCGGTTGGGCAGACAACCACACTAAGTTTATTGTAGGTACTAGAGAAATCACAGTTGATGGGGTGTATCACTCTCCAGCTTCTTCGGTTACTGAAGACCTTGTAGATTACTTTGAACCGGCAGGTACGTTAGAAAAGTGGAAAGAAGTTTTTAACTTGTACGACAGGGAAGGTTTAGAAGTACAGGCGTTTGCTGCACTATCTGGCTTTGGTGCACCCTTGTTACAGTTTACTGGGCAGAAAGGTGCGATTATTAACTTAGTACACAAGGACTCTGGTACAGGTAAAACAACGGTACTTAGAATGGCAAACAGTATTTGCGGTGACCCTGAACTTCTTTTAGGTACTCCACGCGACACGGCGGTAGCGAAGATAACTAAGCTCGGACTACTCAACAATATAGTAAACACAATGGATGAGTTAAGTAACATGCCCGCTGAACAGTTGACGGACTTTGCTTACGCTACATCACAAGGCAGGGGTAATGATAAAGGAGACCCTCACGCAAACAAGCTACGTAAGAACAACACTACTTGGCGGACTATCTCTCTAACCAGTTCTAACTCTTCGTTCTATGACAAGTTACAAGGACTAAAAGATCACCCAGATGGGGAGATAATGAGGATAATTGAATTTGTTGTAGAGCCTTTAGATGGAGAGATTGTTTCTCCCGAAGAAGGTAAAGAAATGTTTGACCACCAACTCGGTGAAAATTACGGTCACGCCATTGTTCCTTTTATACAGTACGTGATTGCAAACTTTGAAGACTGCATGGAGTTGATAAAAGAAGTACAGGGTACGATAGATAAAGAACTCAAACTAACAAGTAGAGAAAGAAACTGGTCTGCTATGCTTTCAGCTAATATAGCCGGGGGGATAATTGCTAGGAAAGTTGGGTTAATAAATTTAGATATAGGTAGAATCTACAAAAAAGTCATACCTGTAATCCAAACTACAAGGAAAGATACTACTCCTCCGGTGGATAGTGCAAGTGCAACTATTGGTGAGTTTTTGAACTTATACATTCAGCACTTATTAATAATCAATGACAGCGTGGACAAGAGAGTAGCAAGGGCAACCGCTCCTTTAGTAGAACCCAGGCTGGGTCTATTGATACGCTACGAACCAGATACTAAGCTTATGTACATTACATCTAAGGCGTTTAGTAAATACTGTAAGAACAACCATATTGGGTACAGATCGTTGGTTAAAGAATTAAAAGCTAAAAAAATGTGCATAAAAGAGGATAACAAACAGCTTACAAAAGGTACTAACTTAGTAGCTCCCTCGGTACGATGTATTATTTTTGATTGCTCACATAGTGACTTTTTAAATATGGATGGCCTTGCAGAAAAAGCTAAGGAAGAAAATGGAATTAGAGAAGGTGAACTACCAGATCAACTGGAAGAAGTTTAAGAAAGGTTGGTCATTTTTTATACCGTGCCTCGACCCTAAGAAACACAGACGCATCATACTTGCAGAAGTTAAACGACTTAAATACAAAGTAGTTACTAAAGTACGTATAGAAGATGGGGTGCGAGGCATTCGGGTATGGAGA